GTTGAGAAAGTCAAGCCCCAATCATGGAGATATAATGGAAGTTGTATATCATCCTGAGTTATGGGGGCGGTTAGTAGACATCATTCTCAGTGATCCGGCGGGGCAACTCAACACGTACTACTTTGGGTTTTTTGATAATCATAGAAAAATAAATCTTGACATTTAACCCCGTTTTGAGTATAATCTCCTCATGGCTAAAGAAGTAACAGCAATTTCTCCGGAAGGAATGGAAGTAGCAAACTCTTATCTAACTCTTGGGAATATCAAGGGAGTTTGTGAGCATCTGTCCGTCTCGGAAAACAAAGTAGTTGATATATTAAATCGACGTGAAGTAAAGAAGTATATAGATACAGTCTATTTAGACACAGGTTATCGGAATAAAAACAATATCGGGTCTCTCTTAGATGAGATGATACAATCAAAGCTGGAAGAGGCTCAAGAAAGTGGCGTGTACTCTAGCAAGGACTTAGCAGATTTATTACAAATGGCACACAGGATGCGAATGGATGAAATCAAAGCTCAGGCCGAGCTAGAAAAAGCATCCGGATCAAACATTAAGAATCAGACAAATGTTCAGATTAACGAGGGTGTACCATTTGGTCAAGGTAATTATGGTAAGTTAATGGACAAGCTACTAAATGGACCAAAATGATCTTAATTTAAATAAGCTCAACCAGCTAAATACTAGATTCCTGACCCACGAAGCACAGTGCGAAGAAAGATGGAAGACTATTTTTGCGAGGTTGGAAATTTTAGAGAAAAAAATGGACAGATTACATACTATGTCTTTAGCGGCAACGGGAACTGTAGTCATGTTTCTAGGAGGGATTATCCTAACGTTAGTTAACGGCTAATGATCGGAGAGGTGGCGGCCGTAATAAGCGCATTAAAGGCCTTAAATGATGGTATTAACACTATACGTGAAGCGGGAAAGAATGCATCTGGATTATCAGCTATAGTTGGAAAATGGGCAGACTCACAAGAAAAGTATAATGAAGTAGAAAAAGCTAAAGCGGGAAAGATGAGTTATAAAGAAGCTTTAGCTATGGAAAGTGCAAAGCGTCAGTTAATTAATTTTGATAGGCAATTGAAGGATATTTGCCTAATGCAGGGGCAAGGCGACCTTTATACTTCTATTAAAACTCGAATGGAAGAGAGCCGTCTTGCACATGAAAAGGAAGTTGCACGACTTAAAATAAGAAGGCGGGAGTTTAAAAAGAACGCAAGTTTAATCGCAGGATTGTTCTTTGTTTGGGCTTTTGGAATGGCCGTTATTTTTATAATAGTCAAGTTTACTATTTAGGAGGTGATCATCTAATGCCATACGGAAAAGGAACATACGGCGGGAAACGTGGCCGTCCCAAGAAGAAAAAGAAAAAGGGCAAGAAAAGGAAGTAAATGGACTTAATATTTAACCTCGCAACAACTTTTTGGCAATGGAGCATATTTGTTGCACTAGTTATAATTGGTTATGTCTTTAGTAGGTTCGATGGGCAAGGTGAGAATAGGGTAGGCTTCGTCTTAGACTGGGGCATGCCTGTAATGACGCCTATACCCATCGCTACTAAAGATAAAGGATTTTGGAGAGGCATCTTTTTATGGCTCCTCGGGGTTCGACAATGGGAGCTAGCAGAAGATTTTTATTTTACTCTAGAAGGTGAAGAGTACAAGATTCCTAAAGGGTTTCAATTTGACGGAGCTTCAGTGCCGAAGTTTCTAGCAATGTGGCTTTCACCTACGGGAGTATTATTAATGGGCGGCCTTGTACACGATTATGGATACAAGTACGCTACATTAATGAAAGAAGACGGTACAAATATTGGATATAAGAAGCAAGCTTACATGGATAAACTGTTTCGAGATATTTGTATTGAAGTAAATGGCTTTAAGTTTTTAAACTATCTCGCTTATTGGGCACTCTGTGTAGCAGGCTTTATTGCTTGGAATAAGCATAAAAGAAATGGAACTCATATCGATGAAACGAATTAATAGAGAACCCGTTGATTATATTACCGTTCGCAAAATGCAACTTATGGAAGACCGTGATAAGGCTTCCAAAGACTATGATAAACAATGGTATAATCGATTAATTCAGGAACTTGATTGGGCAGGAGAATTTGCGAAGAATAGAATTTCTCGTAATTGCTATATGGAAGAATTAAATGTCTGATATGGATAGATTTTCAGGGGATATGTCCCGTAATGAGGTTGAACTAGACCTTAGTAAATTTATGGAACTGCTCCAAGAGCAATCAAAACTTAAGGATAGGATTAGGGAGCTAGAAGATGTTTCTACCGTTAATCCTTGGCAAAAAGTCATTTTTATGGCACAAGCAGTAGACAGTTGGCGGATATTCCCGCGCTTATTTTTAAGCGTGTATATCTTTCTTTTGTACTACGCAACAATGTGGTTCATGGCATTACCCGAACCAAGCATGGAGCAATCAGGACTTATTTCAATTATAGTAGGTGCTGGAGCTGCCTGGTTTGGTCTGTATGCCGGAACCAGTAAAGGTAAAACAGACCACTAACATATTCGCCGGAAGGGAATATAAAGAACTTGCTAAACATAGGAGTTTATCATGACTAAACCATTACGCCTCTCATCAGAGGTATTTAATCCGTTATGGAGAAGCAGCATTGGATTCGAAAGATTTGTAGACGACTTTTTCAATGATCCGCTGGTCTCTGGAACACAAACAGGCTACCCGCCTTATAACATAGCAAAGAAATCAAACGGTGTATACGAGATTCTTCTCGCTGCAGCGGGGTTTCAAAAAAATGAAATTAACATCTCACTTGAAAAAGGTACTCTTACTATCAAGGGAGAAATTACAAGTACAGATGATACTGTAGAATATCTGTACAAAGGAATTGCAGAAAGAAATTTCGTACGCAGCTTTAAACTTGCCGAATACGTGGAAGTTCAAAGCGCTGAATTTAAAGATGGAATTCTAAGGGTATCACTTATTAGGAATGTTCCTGATGAAATGATGCCTCAACAAATTCAAATAGCGTAGAGGTTTCATATGGCAGTAGAGATAAGTCGCAGGGATGTAACCTGCGACTCACTACTAGATTTAGAGGCTGAGACAAGGTTTCTCAAATTACCAGCAGACCCATATTTGGAATTGCTCGGCGTAACTCCACTTGCTAGTCAAGTGGCCATCATAAATGCGATTAACAATCCGAAATACCGTTTTGTGTGTGCGGCGGTTTCGAGAAGACAGGGTAAAACCTATATCGCAAATATAATAGGGCAACTAGTCTCACTAGTACCCAACTCAAACATACTCATAATGTCCCCTAACTATGCCTTGTCTCAGATCTCTTTTGATCTGCAGCGTGTTCTAATAAAACACTTTGATTTAGAAGTAGCGAAAGACAATGCAAAGGATAAAGTAATAGAGTTGTCAAATGGTTCTACTATACGTATGGGATCAGTTAATCAAGTTGATTCTTGTGTCGGCCGAAGTTATGATCTTATTATCTTTGACGAGGCAGCTTTGGCTGATGGACGAGATGCTTTCAATGTTGCTCTAAGGCCTACTTTAGATAAAGACAACTCCAAAGCATTATTTATATCAACCCCGCGAGGAAAAAATAATTGGTTCGCAGAGTTTTGGTACAGAGGTTTTTCAGATGAATACTCGGAATGGGCATCTATTAGAGCGACTTATAAAGAGAATCCTCGCATGTCTGAAAGCGATATTGCGGAAGCTAGAAAATCTACCTCAGAGGCTGAATTTAGACAAGAATACGAAGCTGACTTCAATATCTATGAGGGTCAGATCTGGACCTTTGATAGGGAACGTTGTTTAGCCAACCTTAGTGAGTTAGATACCTCTAAGATGGACATGTTCGCGGGGTTGGACGTAGGTTACAGAGACCCGACAGCGTTTTGTGTAATTGGATATGATTGGGATGAAAAGACTTTTTACTTATTAGATGAGTATTTAGATGCGGAACAAACTACAGAAACACACGCAAGAAAGATACAAAGTATGATTGACAAATGGGATATTGATTATATTTATATTGACTCTGCTGCACAGCAGACCCGTTTCGATTTTGCTCAGAACTACGACATTTCTACTATAAATGCTAAAAAGTCTGTACTTGATGGAATAGCCCATGTAGCCGGAATTGTAGATAATAATAAATTACTTGTTGAGCAAACATGTAAAGAGACAATATCCTCTTTAGATCAGTATCAATGGGACCCCAATCCTAATTTGATGAAGGAAAAGCCGAAACACAATCAGGCATCTCATATGGCAGATGCGCTCCGATATGCATTATATTCATTCGAGACTACAGCAACAAGTTTCTAAGATACCTACTTAAAAATAATTATTGACATAGTATCTTAAACTGGATATAATTCTTTAGATAAAAATGAAGGACTCAAGCAAGGATGCCTCAGTTAAAACGTGATGTAGTAAAGTATGTTAGAGACAAGGCAAAATCTAAGTATGAAAAAGGTTCGGCTTGTGAAATTTGCGACTCAACAGAAGCGCTTGATTTTCACCACTTCTATTCATTAGCTCCACTACTAAGGAAATGGTTAAAAGAAAATAAACTTAACCCAGAGTATATACAAGCACTCAGGGAGGACTTTATAGAACAGCACAAAGCCGAACTTTATGATTATACTGCTACTCTGTGTCATACACACCACATGCAGTTACATAAAGTATATGGAAGAGACCCCGGTTTAGGAACAGCAAAGAAACAAATGCGATGGGTCGAGATTCAAAGAGAAAAGCATAATGGCATGGTATGACAGATTCTTTAGAGCACAGGAAGATGTAGAGGAAAAACTCAACCCTATACAATCTTATTTAGGTGTGGGAACTCAAACCTCTAGAGAGTTTACTGATAAGTATGAGACTTATTACGAAAATTTAGAAGTAGTAAATCGTGCTGTAAATATGGTTGTAGACGATACAGCCGAAATACCCTCAGTAGTAGAAGGAATTTCAGTTCCTGGAATTATTAAGGGCTTAAAAAGGGTAAAAGTTGATACGTTATTAAATAAAGAGCCCAACCCTTTTCAAGATATTAGTACATTTAAGAGAAACTTAATTACGGATTATCTTTTAGATGGAAATATGTTTATTTATTATGATGGAGCCCACCTATACCACGTTCCGGCCGATACTGTAACTATACATGGAGACTCAAGAACTTATATTGAACGATACACTTATAATGAGATCGACTATAAGCCTAGTGAAATAATACATATTAAAGAAAACTCTTTTCACGATATTTATCGAGGAGTTTCAAGATTAAAGCCCGCAGTTCGTACTATGCAAATTATGTCATATATGCGGTCTTTTCAGGATAACTTTTTTCAGAATGGAGCGGTACCAGGATTAGTACTTAAATCTCCAAATACTTTATCAGAAAAAATTAAAGAAAGAATGTTACAGTCCTGGCAGATGCGATATAGACCAGACGCAGGAGGTAGACGCCCTCTTATTCTTGATGGTGGAATAGAAATAGATGCTATTTCAAATGTTAATTTTAAAGAATTAGATTTTCAATCCGCTATTCAAGAAAACGAAAAGATTATATTAAAGGCGATAGGTGTTCCTCCAATAATGTTAGATTCTGGAAATAATGCAAATATACGTCCAAATATGCGTTTGTATTATTTAGAGACAGTTCTACCTATTGTTAGAAAGTTGAACTTTGGGTTGAGTAGGTTTTTTGGTTTTAATATACGAGAAGATGTTACTAATATTCCCGCTTTACAACCAGAGTTAAGAGATCAATCACAGTATTATACTTCTCTTGTAAATGGAGGCATAATATCCCCGAACGAAGCACGAGATAATTTAGGATTTGAGCCTGTAGAAGGGTACGATGAATTACGAGTACCAGCAAATATAGCTGGAAGTGCTGTAAACCCAGACGAAGGCGGTAGACCCGTTGAGGAAGAAGAAGATGGCAGCGACTAGATCAAGAAAATTAAGACTTGTTAAAGATATTGGAATGTTCTTTGCAGAAATAGGACATGTACCGGGCCGTAGAGAGTATTCTCTTATGCGAGACAGACCTAGATTTCTAAATGTAAAAGAAGTTGACAGAATTTGCGGTTCTTGGCCTAAAATGTTAGCAATGCTAGAAAAAGAACAGCCCGAAATATGGGAGCTTATTCATAAAGCCCCTGAACCTAAAAAGCCTACTTTAAAAGAAAAAATGGAAAAGGCAAAGACCGTTGAAAAAACGGAAATTGAGGGGGACGATGGAGAAGATATTTAATTTAACTTCTACTTTTAAGTCCCATACTGATGAAGATGGTAGTGTTAAAATCCGAGGTATGGCAAGCACAAGTGAGTTTGATCGCGCGGGCGATTCAATTTCAGTTGACGCATGGACTAAAGGTGGATTGAAAAATTTTGAAAAGAATCCCATAATTCTTTTCAATCATGACTATAATAGACCGATTGGAAGGGCTACTGCATTAAAAGCTACTGATAATGGTCTAGAACTGGAGGCTAAGATAAGTAAAGCCGCCAAAGATGTTGTGGACTTAGTTAAAGACGGTGTCCTTGGAGCCTTTTCTGTTGGTTTCCGAGTCAAGGATGCTGATTATATAGAGGAAACCGACGGATTAAGAATAAAGGACGCTGAGTTGTTTGAGGTATCGGTAGTTTCCGTACCTTGTAACCAAACAGCTACTTTTTCACTGGCGAAGTCCTTCGACTCAATAGATGAGTATGAAGATTTCAAGAAAACTTTCACTAATAGTGACGGGGCGCAAGTCCAAAAGGAGATACAAATGTCTGAAGAGACAACTCAACCCGTTGACTTGGAAGCTTTTGCTAAAAAGGTAGCTGAGGAAACCGCTGCTAAAATTGCAATGAAGCAAGCCGAGCAAAAAGCTGCTGATGAAGCAGCGAAAATTGAAGCTGAGATTAAGGCTTCTCAAGAAGCTGAAGCGAAAGCTCAGCAAGAAGAAACAGTCAAAACGGCTATTGAAACTGGCGTCGAGTCAGGTGCAGAACGTTTGATGGAAGACATTCGCAAAGAGTTTGAAGATGAAAAAGCAAACAATGCGGAAGTTATTAATAAATACAAGACAGATCTTGAAGAAAAGGCTGCTGAACTTGAAGCAATTCAAAATAGCAAGCGTGATTTTTCTGGGCGTTCTAAAGGCGATCTTTCCAAGTATGGAAATGAACTCCTTCAAGCAAAAGTTCTTGGCGCAATTACTAAGAAAGGTTATGAAACCTCTTTCGCAAAAGACTTATTCGAAAAAGCTGGAGTTGACTATACGTCTACAACGGCCGCTGGTATCGATGTAATCGTTTCCCAGCAGTTCGAAGAAGAAATGCGACAGTCCATGAAAGTTGCTCCTCTCTTCCGAGAGCTCCAAGTAGCATCTGGTGCCACTGTTCTACCTTTGGCCCCTGACGCTGGAGCAGCAACGTTTAGTGCGGCTGGTATTGGTGATTCGTCTAATCAACTGTCTGATGCAGGCGACAACAACTACACAGTTAGTCAAGTAATCTTGCAAGCGCATAGAGTAATTGCTGGTACGTATATCTCAAATGATACCGACGAGCAAGTAGTTGTAACTCTGCTTCCGATCGTTACGTCTGCCTTAGCACGAGCTCACGCAGTCGCTATTGATAAGGCAATTCTTGTAGGCGCTACGGCTGGTTCTATTAATACCGGTCTTACTGGTGCCGCTGGAACAGATGACACTAATGGTTATGCAACCGCACACGCTGTAAATGGAAGCGCGGTAACTGTTGATGCATCTCATGCTACGGCAACTGCCACACCCGGTGACCTTCTCAATATGAGAAAGCAGATGGGCAAATACGGTATGGATCCTGCTCGAGTAGCGTACATTGTTCCTAATGATGTATATTTCGAGTTGATTGATGAAACCGGTTTCACCGATGTAAGTGAAGTTGGAAGCGATCTGGCTACTAAGCTTGTTGGTGTTGTTGGTTCAATCTACGGCTCACCCGTAGTTGCAACTAATCAGCTGGCTACTAACCTGGCTTCTAGCGGTACTCCGGCCACATCTGCAGCAGTTGCTGTAAATATGGATAACTATCTTATCCCTCGATTGAAGGGTGTTAGCATAGAAACAGAGTATAGCGTGAAAGATCAGCAGAATGTGATCGTAGCATCACAGTCTCTGGGATTCGCAGAACTGTATGCTGGAGCAGCACCTGACGTGCCTTCAGTTTACCTCCCTTACTCTTAATAGTAAGTAAGATTATTTCGGTAATCTTTGGAAACTTGGGGGAGGTTCTCCTCCCCCAGTTTTTATTAATTGATTTATGGCTAATTTAATTACATTACAAGAGTATAAAACAGCTGAAGGTGTTACTCAGCCTAAAGACGATGCTCGTCTAAATGTGCTGATACCCTCAGTAAGTCAATTAGTAAAAACTTATTGCGGTAATAGTTTTGTTGATTTTTACTCATCCAACAAAACTGAAACATTTAATATTGACTGGGCAACTCATATAGTTCAACTAACAGAGAGTCCTGTAAATGCAATAGTAAGTGTACAAGAGCGTGAAGACTATGGTAGTGCCTATGCAACTCTTACTACAGGTGCATATGAGTATTCTCTAGATTCTAGTACAGATAGTGTTTTACGTACTACTTCTTCGGGGTATAAGAATTGGTCAAAGGGGGTAGATGCAGTTAAAGTTGTATATACCGCTGGCTATAGTTCTTTACCAGCAGATTTAAAACTTGCAGTTTTAGATTTGGTTACATATTATTTAAAAGACGAGCACAAATTAAGACAATCTATAGCGGGTGCTAGTCTACAAAATCCAGGTAGCTCTGGACAAACAAATAATGTGGGATTCCCTGACCACATTAAGCGAGTCTTAGACTTGTATAAGAATTTTTAGATGGCTGTCGGAGCATT